AGCCTTGTCGCTCAAGATTCCTAAGGTCACGCGTCGCTGTGCGTACCTGCCGACTGTCTGCTCTTAATTCGAGTGTTGCTGTTGCCATTCGCTCTGCGCCGTGATGGAGGTTATGGTGTTAGTATAATACAACTGGTCGTACCAGTCTAACCTTGACTATCTAGCTTGATGGGTACTATTATGAGGCTTCTTTAGAAAGTTAGATTTAAATTTTCATCAACCATTAGGAGTGCGCTTATGCTCGCGATGTGGCGAAAGTCACGCCCAAGTATTAGCGGGAAGCGATATTAACGAAACTATAATTATAGTAAAATACGATTCAAGGATATTAAGCCCCTAGCAGTCTGCTAGGGGCTTATTGTTTATGACGGCTTTTTCACCTCACTCCGCCCAATCTGCACAAGCGCCTTCAACGCATCAAGCTCCCAAGCTTCAGGCTCAATACCCTGCAAGTCAAAATACGCTTTCATGTTGACCGCCGAATAATCACCGTCTAGCTCACGATACCACCGCCAAATGTAAGCGCCATTGTCTGGCAGAGTAGGCAACGTCGCCCACTCTTTCGGTATCGGTATGTTTCGCTTCTTGCAAGCCTCAATCGAGCGTTTAAGGTGCGTATAGCGCGTTATTGGGTTTTTGTCTTTTGGGTTTTGCGGCTGCGCGAACCAGTGCCACCTTTCTGCGTAGTCGTAGAGTTCGCTGAGAGCCGCTTGGTAAAATTTGCACGACGACTAGCCGCACGGTCTAATGCTTCTGCCAGTGCAGGCGATTCGCGCAACAATTCGCGCTTATTCTCTTCGTTGCACTCTTCGTCAAACGACCAATCGACAATCAGAGATGAGAGCAAAAACGGTTCAACATCCTCGCCTTCAAGCTCACCCGCCATTGTTAGTTTCTGCATTTCGCGTTTCGCTTCACGGAATGCGTCGGAGTCAGTGCCGAGATAGTCTAGCCACTCGTCACCACCCACCTTAATACGCTCAACCTTGTTGCTGTCAGCGCGTGTAAATAACTGTTTAATACTTGCCATGTTTAACCTCATGCCTTGCGGTTTATCCGTTAATGTTGGTGCGGCAGAGCGCTGGATGAGGTCGCTTTTTCGGGCGCGAACCCTAGCCGCAGGTAAATAATAGCACTGGTCGTACCAGTTTGTCGAAGATTGTGTGGTATGGTTGTGGTGTCATTAACAAAGAGGAGAAAATTATGGGTTGTGATATTCACGCTTATCGAGAAAAGAAAGTAGATGGCAAGTGGGTTGCAGAGCAAGAGTTTGTTGATGAATATAACGATGGCTGGCTTGATGTTCCATTTGAGAATCGTTACACAGGTCGAAACTATGACTTGTTCGGCATCCTGTCAAAAGGCGTTCGTAGAGACATGGATATTTCATTTGAACCGCGCGGTTTGCCTATCCAGTTGTCGGGTGAGGTATCTAGCGTCATGAAGGGACGGGGTTCTGATGGGCATTCACACAGCTACCTTTACCTACACGAACTAACAGAGCTTGAGGAATTACTTAAAAGCTCAACCGTAAAAATATCAGGCATGAAAGATGCTGACGAATTGGAAAAGCTAAAGCAGTCAAAAGAATCTGATGGAGAAACCGACTGGATGCTTTTATATCCATATTGCGCTTGGTCAAGCGATAAAAATCACGTTGAGTTTGAAATTGACGTACCAGCTAGTTTTATAGTCGGCGACTGCTTGCGTCAAATTATAGATAGCTTCGAAAAGCATGACGATTTGCAGCGTTTGGTATTCTTTTTTGACAACTAACAAAAAAGGGGCATAAAGCCCCTTTCTCACATCAAGCCAACAATCAACCCCTAAGGCGCAGGAGTCCGCTCAATCACAACGTTTGTTGCTTCCGTTTCGTCGTACTCAGCCTGGAACGACACGTTCAACGGGATTTCACCATTGCCGCTCACGTCATCGTCCGCACTGGTTGGTAGCACGTTCGGCAGTTTGAACACCAACTCTGCACCGTCCGTTGGGTCTTTGAACACAATCTCAAGGTCAGTTCGCGTTTCGTTCTTGAACTCGTCCTGATATGCGTAATCAATATATTGCAACGTCAGCGAGCCGTCAGCTTGTAGCTTGCCTTTTGGTTTCGCGCCTGTATCACGCGAGCCGATGACGAACGATGCTTCGATATTGCGGTTAATGTTAAGGCTGATTGACGTGCAGATTGCCACGTCTGTACCACCCTTACGCAACGTCACGTCAAAACCCGCAATCGGTAAACGCGTGCTAGCAGGTGTGTAAGTTGAACCGACAATCTCAGTATGACCGTCTTTTTTAGACTGCCCAATCACACCAAACGTCAGCGTTGCGTTACCGTTCTGACCGATTTCGATTGCCGTAGTGTTAATTTCACAACCTGCGAAGTAATCGTAACCGAGTGCACCCTGCTTGCGTACAAATGTGAAGCCTTTACGACCTGTGCCAGCTTTGCACTGGTCAGTGCCAACGGTCGGTGTATCAGTCGCCCATGTGCCGCCAACTGCCGCCGCGAATAGCTCGTCAAACGCGCTGTAAACCATTTCGCCTGACACGTCGCCCGATACGTTGTTATTACCGTGACGAGAGCCAAAGTTAAACGGAATACCTAGACGCTCCGACTGAATAAGCTCACGCGCCAGCTTGAGTGTTGTGCCAGTGTACGGCAACCATTGGACGGCTGGCGTTGCTGGCGTTGTACCAATTTCTGTTTCGACGATGTAGCCGACTTCGCTATCGACGCCTACTTGTGGGTTAGCCATGACTATTCCTCCATGCCTTCAAAAAGTTTCTGCTTGAGCAAATAGCCTTCAAGCATCCAAATCTTGTTTCGTGCTTGTTCAAACGCAATCTTTTCCCCGATTTCTTTATCAAAGTTTTCAGGGCTTGCGCAGGCGGATTCACCTGTCACAGTAAAGCCGTTTTTGAGCGTTATGCAACACACCGTAAGAACGCCATCAAAAACATGATATTGCGCTGACTTAACGCAGCTATCAATGTGTTGAGGATTTAGCCGAGGGGCGTTTAAGCCTTTCTCGTTAATTTCGTTTTCAATTGCTTGTTCGGACATAGGGTTAACCTCGTGTTAAATATGAACTAAAATCAACGTTGATTATCTGCGAGTACCAGTTGGACTCATCCGTACCCTGCCTGCTACCAGCCGATGTGATACGCACATGCTGACCGTTGTGCGTTAAGACTTTACCGCGCTCAAACTGTGCGCGTATTTCTTCTAGAATTTGATACGATTTTATGTCGCCCGACTCTTTAGGCGTGAAAATATCAATCTGCATCGCGCCAATGATTTCGTCACGACCGCCTGCGCCTAGTGTGCTTACGCCATCTTCCATGCTTAGAATAGTGATACGCAACCACGGCTCGTTAGACGGCGTGTAAGGTGTGCCATTAAGCTGTGGCGGTAAATTAGGCCACTGAATCGGATAGGACAGATTCGCGTCAATGATGCCGACTATAAGCGCTGTTCGTGCGTCGAGTTTTGTGTTTGCCATGTGGTTGCCTGTTAAGCGCGACTCTTGCCGCCGTTAAAGATTATTGCTTATAGTTTAACTGGTCTGACCAGTTTTGGCAAAAAGATGTGGTATGGTTGGCTTGGTCTTAAATAAAGGAGAGAAGAAATGGCAAAAGAAACAGTAAAAGCAAAAGACTACGGCTGGGAAAACTTAGCAAAAGCATTTATAGCGGACTTCGACCACGGTGATTTTACAAAAGGACAATTAGAGATAATCGGAGAAAATATTTATTGCACAATATCCAACTGCATGAGCGGAAATAAATTAGACACCCAAGACATTGATGTCATCTTGGAGTTCTAACCTCCCCCATTCCTCTCAACAATCGTCGGCCAGTTGCGCGTGACAATAGAGGTCATGCCAGCTGGTGCTTGTTTTGAGTATCCATCGTCTAAGCGCTCCATGTACGGCAACGTCGAATAAATACTCACCGCGCCGCCGATATCGGGTATTTGCTGCGTCACAACACGCGTCGGCGTTGTGCTGTTAGGCGACTCTTGTGTAACTTCTTGCGCCACCACATACGAGCCACGCGCCGCACCCGTGTCAACCGGCGTTGTAATGACGTACTGCGTAAATGCTCCAACAGCAGACTTTTTCCACGTCTGGTTGATGGCAGCGGTGTTTTTTGCTACTGCGGTTGAGAGTTGTTTGGAGAAAGTCATAGTCTACGCATCTGCAAAGTCCACACCGCATCGGCGGCATCTTTCTGCGCGTCCATCAGTCGCACCGCCACACCGTCAACCGTTGCCGTGATGCCGCTGCTACGAGGGTCTAGGTTGACGAATGAATCGAACTCCGCCAGTAGCTTAAAATCACCCTGCATCACAATCGAGCCGTCAATCTCGTTAGCCTGGTAATCCTCGCGCACTACGTCAACAGTATCGCTTGCACCTGCGGTCGTTGCACCAGTCACAGGGTCAGTGCCGCCTTGTGTAGCGAACGTCACCAATTGTGTCAAGTTGCCCGCTTTCGCTTTAGCGAACAGCTTGGCGGCGACTGATTTGAATTTGGTTTGGGTTAGTGCCATGACGACCTCGTAAGCATGATATGGTTAAATTATAACTGGTCGGATGAGTTATGGCAAAATTGTGTGGTATAACTATACTGGAGAAACAAAAAGGAGAAAACAATGAACGTATTATCATTATTTGACGGCATGAGCTGCGGTCAGATTGCGCTCAACCGTATTGGCATGAAACCAGCCAAGTATTACGCAAGCGAATTGGATAAATACGCTATCAAGGTTACGCAAGCAAACTACCCTAACACTATTCAGCTTGGCGACGTAACCAAATGGCGCGAATGGGATATTGATTGGTCGAGTATTGATTTGCTGATTGGTGGGAGTCCGTGTCAGGGGTTTAGTTTTGCGGGTAAGCAGTTGGCTTTTGACGACCCGCGGAGCAAGTTGTTTTTCGTGTACGTTGATATCCTTAATCACATTAAGAGTGTTAATCCTAACGTCAAATTCTTGCTTGAAAACGTCAAAATGAAAAAAGAATATCTTGATATTATCAGCGAGCATTTAGGTGTTGAGCCTGTTTTTATTAACAGTGCGCTAGTTTCAGCGCAGAATAGACAGCGTTACTATTGGGCGAATTGGGAGATTGGGTTGCCAGAGGATAAGGGAATTGTGCTTGCGGATATTATTGAAGATGGCGTTGTTGACCGTGATAAGTCTTGGTGCATTGACGCGAATTACTTCAAAGGTGGTAACTTAAAAAGCTATTTTGAGAAACATCGTAGGCAGTTGGTTTTTGAGTTATCAAAAATAAATCCGAGATGCGTTGATGTTTCAATAAACGAAAACGGCATCAGACCGCACCGTGGAGATAAAAGAAAAAGCGGAATTAGCGAGTTAGGTAGAATGATATTTACTGACGGGCGCAAGACCTACGCGCTAACAACCAGTCATATGCCAAAAATAATTGACCATTTAGGCTATCGCAAACTAACACCAGTAGAATGCGAGCGCTTGCAAACAGTGCCAGACGGTTACACAGCTCACGTTAGTAACACGCAGCGTTACAAGATGCTAGGAAACGGATGGACGGTTGATGTTATCGCGCACATATTCCGCCAGGGGTTGCTCTAACACCGCACCGTCTTACCAAGCCCACTACCAACACTATACTGACGCACAAGTCGGTCAATGTTTGTAGTTGGGTACTTGGTTGTATATTGCGCCGTTTCGCTGTACGTCACGCTGTCAGATAACGAGCCAACGCTAGATGATTCGCTCACAACTTTAGACTGACCAACATCCTGCGGGTCAACAAATAAACGCCCCTGCAACTGCAACACTGCTGCGCTCAATACAGCGCGTTTAATGTCGGCGTTCAAAGAAACGTCGGTCGTCGGTAGTTTAAGCCCCTGTTCGCTGTTGAGCTTGTCGCCGCTGAACGTAAATGAGTCAATGTAGAATATAGACGCTTTAACGAGTGCCGCTTCTTTCTGCGCTTGGTCGTATGCGCTCAATTCGTCACCAAACAGCGCCGCATGGTCGTCCAATTCGGCAACGGTTGCATAGCTGTTAGCGCCTGTAACGCCTGTGCCTGTTTCAACTGTGAATGTCATACGCCCAACCTCATGTTAATAATCCAAGCGATTAAGCCACCGATAGCCATAGCCACTGATATGCTCACTGGAATCGACCACTTCAAAAACGATATTCCCGTTTCAATGTTCGACACCTTGCGGTCAACCTGAACGACTTCATTTTTTAACTGTGCGACTTCCTTGACGTCTTCTTGGCGCTCTTTTTCAAGGCGCTCTACGCGATGCTCTGTAACACCGCGCCACTCTTTTAATCCCTCAACGTCAAGTCGTATTGTTTCCATGTCTGACATATCACTTGCATTTCGCGGTTGGTTGGCACTTGCAATAAGTATAACTGGTTAGACCAGTTGGTGCAATTTTGTGTGCTAGTATTTGGGTGTCAAATAAATAGATAGGAGATTTTGGCATGAGTAAGTTTAAAGTTGGTGATAGGGTTAAGTTTCTAGAAAATATCTATGAAATTGGTGGCGAAGGTGTTGTGTGTGACATTTTGCGTAACGGCATTAGAAAGCTTTATTTGTGCAAGCCTGATAATTACTACAACACATTAAGCTTTTTTAGCCGCGAACTGGAGCTAGAAACATCATTCACCATCAACGCAGGCGACTACATCGACAGATATGAGTTTACCCGTGAAGAATGCGAGCGGTTTTGTGAGATTGCGGTTGAGTGTGGGTTTAAATTACAAGACAAGCATTTCGGACAATATAGCTATTTCGGCGTTAACGAGTGTGGCGAAACTTGGGCTTGTTACCATGCGGATATGGTTGGCATGAAAAACAACATCACCACCAAATTCCGCGAATTTTTAGACAAGGAGAAAGGCAAAATGTTTACGAAAGATGATTTGAAAGATGGGATGCGTGTTGAACACTACGATGCGGGAGCTGGCTACATTGGTGGTGGCAAGGTTTTCTTTGGCGACAGAGAATACAACAGACTCACGCGATACAGTGAGAACTTGCTTGACAAGCGTCATATGAGTGAGACTTCGCGATTTGCAATCATCCGCGTAACCGACCGCGACGGCACAGTCCTATTCGAGCGCAAGCCTGAACCAAAAGAAATGACCGTTGCCGAGATTGAAAAGGCGCTTGGTTATTCGGTTAAGGTTGTTAAGTAAAGAGAAAAGCCCTCTACGGAGGGCTTATTCATAACGTCGAAGGGTATTGTATACATATACGCTACCCTTGACTGTTGTTGGCTCTGCGCCGTTTACGATTTAAGCGGTTAACTTCCTGCGCCAGTGTGCTAGGAAAGACAACACGCAGTTTCTGAAGTTTTAGCGGTTTCACTTGCGAGCCTTTTGGCGTTGCTTCAGTTTGAACTCAGCAAGCTGATCAGGAGTAACACGCGCACCTTTCACAAAGCCGTCTTTGTTTAGTTTTCCGTCTGCCTTCTGCTCTTGCTTCTGCTCTTGCTGTTTTTGTTCAGCCATAAATCACCTCAATGATAAGATAAAAGAGGGGCGCGAACGCCCCGCTAATTAATTGTGAACGAAAAACGCTAAGCCCACATTCTCGCGCTCGTATTGACGCTCCCAGTTTGCCGCAGTTTCAACTTCTGCAACAGTTGGAGAATCAGCTGCAACGCTTGATTCAGTCCAACGGTAGCCTTCTGGATGAATAAGCCACTGCTTACGCTCAACAAGCGTTTCAATACCAGCGCCGTTGCCTGCAAGCTCGTCGTATTCAACGGCAACAGGACGCTCAGGATTACCTTCGCCGTAACCGAATACACCTTGCTTATAAAGCACGGATACATAGCGGAAGCCAGAAATACCGCCAGCGATAACAGGCAGCTTCTTGTCTTGAACAAGGCGCTTATCGTTATACATTGGAATCATCAAGCCCGTTTCAGAGTCTTGGATGAAGTTAATTTGGTTCTGCTTACGCATTTGCGCCATCGTGTCAGGGTGGACAGCTAACAAGGTAATCTCGTCATCTGACTCGCCCATCGTGGCAACGGTGTCGACAAAACCTTCATACGACCACTTGTTGGTCGCGGTTGCGTTGTTGCCGTCCTCAGTTGACGCATCAAAAATCATGTCACCAGAGCCTGCCGCGTTATCGTTAAAGATACCAAGCGTTGCCGCCTGAATACGCGCTGCAAAACGCTGATTCCAGTAGTCGTTAGTTTTTGACGCAATCTCGCGCATTGGGTTTTCAGCGCCAAGCACCGAGCTAACCAAGTTAGCAGATTGCCAAGCGTTGTTGATGTGCGCACGACGCGCGGTCATCTTGCCAGTGCCGATTTTGTCGGGTGTTGCAGAAGTGCCAGGGTCGTCCGAGCTAATGTTCTCACTCGATGCGTCCAAATACTTCCAGTATGGAATTGATGTAATATCACCCTCGCCATTTGCACGCTCTTGCAAAACAGCATTGGTGGTCGCTACGCCAGATGCAACATAAGCGTTGCGGTCAGGGCGCATTTCGCGTACATACGACTGGTATACTTCTGGGTCGAATTGTACGTCTAATAAACGTGTGGTAGCCATTATTACTAACCTCTAATTGCTCGTTGGAAACCTTCTGGGTCGCTTTGCTTAAACTGCAATCGCTCAGCGTCCGTCATGTCTTTTAGTGGCTTGCGAACACTGTTAGTGCCGTTGCTGCCGTTCGCGCCGCCGCCACCGTTGGTAGCAATATCGGCTTTAATTAAGCGCTTGTAGCGCTGATTCTTAATTACTTCCTTTTCATACTGTTCGGGTGTCCACGTTGTGGCGTTGCCGTCAGCATCAAGGAAAACTTCTTTTTGTGACTCAGGGTCAACCTGAATGTTTTTTACAATCTGCTCTTGCAATAGTTCGGTAGCAAACTCATCTGCGCCGTACTTACTGGCAATTTTACTTGCTAGAGATTCAGCTTTTTGCTTGGCAGATTTCTCGCCAAACTCTTTGCTCGCCGTTTGATAGCCTTCGTCGTAGGCTTCTTTGCGTGCGTGTTCAATTTGCTGTTCGTGACGCTTTTCGATTTCTTCAAGGTTTCCGTCTTTCTTGGCTTTTTCATAAGCGCGTTGTTCGGCTTCTTCTGCTGCCTTGCGCTTCTCTTCCTCGAATCCACCGACCTTGCTTTCCAACTCCTCAAGGCGTTCACGGTCTTTATCGCGTTTTGACTTCGTTTCTTGGTAGGCATGAGCAAGACTTGCAACTGATTTGTGTTGATAGCCTTTCTTGCCATCCCATTCTACTTCAACAAAATCTCCGCGTTCATCTTCTGCGATTTCGTCCAGTGATTCGTAAAAAACTTTCATGTGGCGTTGCCCTTCGTCGTTGACGATTGAAAAAATAGTGCGCCTGTTAGACGCGGTTCAAAGATAGTATAGCTAACTGGTCTGACCAGTGTCAACTTCGCGCTGTTGCGGCGGTGTAGACGACAATGGAGGCAACTCATTCTCAAGCTCTGCCAGTGTCTGTTCAGCTTCCTGCACATCCCAACCACCTTGCGCTAATGCCTTGATGACCTGCTCGCGTGTCCGAACGCTTGCAACAATCATGTCAAGCAACAAGCGCACTTCTTCAACGCTCAGTTTTGGCGATGCAAAGTCACGCGGTAAACTGATTGTTACGGCTTCACCAATTTGCTGTTCAATCTGGTCAGGCATGAATACACCCTCGAACATACCGCAATAAATCACCATTCGAGCAAACGCACGTTCAACGTTATCCGCCACCATCTCAAGCATGGCGTTTTGTTCGCTTGCATCAATGTCAGCTTCGGTTGCGGTTTTTTGTGATTCCACTTTATCGCGGAATATACCACCCATTGCACGCACTTTGTCGGCGTTGCTGTCGAAGTAGTTGGTGAACGCACCTGTCGCATCGTCGATGGACTCAATCTTAACGTCCACATCATTCGGCAGGTTATTCGCGCCGCCCGATCCAAACACCATGTAATCGCGTCCATTGATGTCGTCAAATAGCTCTTTGTCTCCCTGCTTCCAGCCGCGAGTAAATACCGTTGGTGGCAGCGAGCGCAATAGCTCTTTGTAGTCTGCGCTCACACGATAACGCGCCAAAGCCAATGAGCAGATTTGATACAACAATCCCATACCGCGTGGCAAATGACCGACTGGCAATTCCTCGTCTGCGACAATCTCAACAGGTAGCCATGTTAGCGGTGCGCCGCGAACCATCATGTAGTTCTTGTCGCCTAAATCCCCGTCAATTTCTTTTTGCTGGTAGTAATTGCCATCTTCGTCAAGCGCCAAGATAAGATAAGACTCAATCGGCTTGCGCGTACCTGTTTTCGGGTCTAACTCGCTTGCTACTTCCATCAGCTTAACGTAGTACAGTTGCATTACGCCGTTGATACGCTTGTAATCCCAATCAACTAGGCTTTCGCGTGTGTACTGCTTGATGGCGGCACGTGGGTTAAGCGCCTCTGCATCAGCGAGTGACAGTGCACTGGTGTCAACGTCTGACAAGCCTTGATAGTCGGCAACAAGTACATGGTACTTTGTCTGCATGACGTTGGACGCGGCAGATTCAACGGCGGCTGATAGTGGTGTACCGTCACCGTCTGCGTTTTGGATAAGGTAACTAAGGCGCTCTGGGATGTCTGCGGTCAGTTTGCTAATCTGCATCTTGCCAAGCCAACCACGGCGCGTTAGGTCGGGAAATCCATCAAACTCTGCGCCTGCTTTGTACTGAGCGTAACGCATTTGCTGCTCTTTGGACTTCTTATCCACAGCGCAAGGGTGTGGTAGGTAAATCTCGCCCTTAGCCTTGATGCGAGGCTCGCCCTCAATGCAGTCACGCACAAGGCGCAACTGATTTGATGCAAACAGGTAGTCGGGGTGCGTTGTGACGGACGGAACGACTGTATCAGTGTTGATGTTCTGCATAAACCTACGCGCAAGTTAGTGTCAATAAGCAAAGTATAACTGGTCGTACCAGTTGTGGCAAGGAAGTGTGGTATAAAGGGTGTGGACTTATAGAAAAGGAGATTGAAAATGAACAAAAGAAATCTAAAGGCGTGGATTGAAACAGAGATGCATCCATCTGCCGAGGAGATAGCCGAGGTATTTTGGCATATGGACAGTGAAGAGCAGGCTTGCTTTTTTAATTTCTTAGGCGCTAAGGACAGGTTAGCCCTTCAGTTGCAGGCGGTAACGGACAGCACAGAGCTTAAATTTGATGGTCGACTTGCAATGCAGATAATTGGCGAATACGGAGAACAAAAATGAAACCATACGAAGAACGACTGCCGCTGATTGATGAGGCTATTGATTATTTTGATTCGACTTGGCCTGACAGTGACCTAGATTACTTACTGGAATTTAATGGGCGATATAACTGGCATTGCTCAAATAAAAAAGTTGCGCAAAATAATTATATCTGCACCCGCGATGAATTCGAACAGCGCGTTAAGGAGCGTGAGGAAATGAAAAACAAAAACGATTGGTATATAAAAGGCGACCTTCCGCCAGAGGGGAGTATTGTAATAATAAATATTGATTACAA